AGCTATATCTGATATCATCGAGAATGGTGTTGCACTATCACATGCATTATTAAAGTGGTCTAATGCATCATTACAATTTTTGTTTTCTGCATATGCATTTACAATTACATATCTAGATGAGTCTTTCCATAAATGATTTCCCCTAACTATCACTTTATTATTTTTCTTTTTAGGATTTGTTAATCTAAATCCCTGTTCTCCCCATCTTGTATTTGTCCTTATTATCATTCCTTCTTGCAAGTAATCAATATCATCAATGGTTGATTCTATATCGAGATAATATTCTCCATTGTCTTCTATAAAAATATCAGCTTTCATTGGATGCAATATTTTTAGTCCATTATGATTAAATAATCTTTCATTGGCTTCATAAACTTTAATCATTATACCCACCTACTCTTTGGTTCTACTTTTATTTTGGTTAAAGTTCCTGTCCAAGTAATGGTATTATTTCCAACTTTCAATTTAGGGAATTCTCCAAGCATATATCTATTTTTATATACACCATTTAGATAGGCTTCTTCTTGTAAGCTATCTATTACTACTGAAGTTTCTCCTGCTGGGAATGTATATTCAAATACTGTTGAACCATTTATAGCAACTTCTACATTGCCACTTCCATATAAAGTAATAATTGGTTTTGAAATTTCTAATCCCTGGTTATTAACTACCAATGATGTTTGAGTGGTTATTGTCAATTCTTTTACTGCTTCATTTTTTAAAAATTTAAATGGTTGAGTGTGAAATTTTACTGTTGCTGTTTTAAATCTCAACAGTTTTTCAAAGTCTATTTTATCTATGATCCTACAATTATAAATTTTGTTTGGTTCATCTGATAAATTCAATGTTCCTTCTCCTGTGAAGTATTTTGCTATTTCATCTATGTCATAGTTTCTGGTTAATCCAATTTTGACATTTTTTGTATAGCTTTCATATCCTAAATCTTCAATAACATCTCCATCTCTACCATCTATCTTGGTAATTGATGTTCTCATTTTAGGTTTGGTGATAGGTGGTAATTCACATATCAATAATCCTGGTATTGTACTACTCTTTATTCCCTTCCATTCTATATATGCCATTATGAATACACCACCTTTTCTACATTATCTACTACTAATTCTCCGAAGGTTTCATCAAATGCTTTAAATGTCATTCCTGATAAGGCTTCTTTAAATGCATCTACCAACATTTCTTTACTAAAGTTAGTATCTATACTTCCTGCTGGATTAATATTTGTATTTAATCCTAAATCAAAATCTGTAGGTATTGCATTTTCTATATCTGTAGCTACATTATCCATCTCATCTGTAAATCCTTCTCCAATACCTAATGCTAAATTCTTACCTATCTGGTCTTCAAACAATTTTGAAGGTGAATTGATTCCGAAGAATGATTTTATTCCCTTCAGTATTGAATTTCCGAATCCTTTTATTTTTCCAAGTACCCAGTCTTTAGCATTATTTATTCCATTCCATAATCCCTGCACTAAGTTTTTTCCTACTTCTGGGATTTTCTTTATTCCTTCTACTATTCCATCTTTTATTTTCCCAAGTAATTCTTTACCTTTGGCTATCATGTTCGAATAGTAACTAGCTATTCCTGTAACTAATGAAGATATTATCTGTGGTATTGCTTTTATTAGGTTTGGAATTGCTTTCACAAGCCCTACTGCTAATTTAACTGTTAATTCAATACCCATTGCTATTATCTTTGGTAAGTTATCTACGATTGCTTGAATTAATTTATCAATTATTACAGGTATTTTATCTATCAGGTCTGGAAGTGCATTCATCAAGCCTTCTGCTAAGCCAATTATCAATTGGATTCCTGCATCTATTATTAATCCGATGTTATCTAGCAATGTTGTTGCCATTAAAATCACACATTCAATTATTTGTGGAATTAGTGTTGGTAATGATGTTGCTATTCCCTGGATCAAAGATACTATTATCTGAATTCCTGCTGATATGATTTGTGGAAGCATTGTTATCAATGCATTTAGTATCGTATTTATTACTTGATTCAGTCCTGTCATCAGGCTTCCAATATTTCCTGTTATTCCTGTAATTAATTTTTGTATTAATTCTACTCCTATGTTTAATATTTCTGGTAATAGTGTATCTGCTAATCCTAATACCAATTCTATGATTCCATCTAAGGCTATACTTATTCTTGGAACTATGTTTTCTGCCATTATCATTACACTATCTACGAAGTTTGTTATCAATCCCTCGAAGTTAGCATTCTCATCTGCTACTCCTGTGATTAAATTTGACCAAGCTGATTTCATTGCACTAACGGATCCACTGATAGTTTGTGTAGCTTCTTTAGCTGTGGTTCCCATAGCTTCTGTAGCTTCTTCTAATGTCATTTCTCCACTTGCAACTTTAGCCATTGCTTCTTCATATGATAATCCAGATATTTTCATCTCTGTTTGTATGACATGTATGGCTTCATATACATCACTTAAATTGCTGATGTCATATTTTATTCCACTTATTTTTTGTGCATCTGCTAATAACCTTTCCATTTCTGTTTTGGTTCCACCATATCCAAGTTTCAGGTTATCAAGCATGGTATAGTTTTGTTTTGCAAATCCCTGATAAGCACTTTGTATTAGCGACATGTCTGTACCCATCTTATTAGCATTGTCTGACATATCTCTTATTGCCATATCGGCTATCTTAGCTGATTGAGCTGTGTCATTATCAAGGCTCTGTAGGAGACTTGCCGAGAAACTTGTTACTGTAGACATGTACTCATTGGCACTTAATCCTGCTGTTTTATATGCATTGTTAGCATATTCAGAAACTGCTCCGGCACTATCTCCAAATAAGGTTTCTACACCACCTACTAATTGTTCATATTCTGCATAACTCTGTATGGCTTGTTTTCCTAGATCTACAATTCCTTTGGCTACGGTTCCCATAGCACTTGCTAATCCTTTTACTCCAGCAATTATAGCTTCACTTGTTAGATTAGCTTTAATTAAATCTCCAAGTTTCAAAGTTTGTGTTCCAGCTTCTTTTTCTGATTGTGTAAATTCATCAATTTCCTTTGTGGCTTTTGACATTCTGGTTTCATTTTCTTTGATATTTTCACTTAGATTTTTAATTTCTGCTTTTAATGTTTTAGCTTCTGCTGAATTCTTACCCTGTTCTAATACTACTGATGCATATTTATCTCTTAAAGAAGATAACTTTGTTTTTTGATCATCTATCGTATCGTTCATTTTTTGGTAAGAGCTTCTATTATCTTCTAATTCTTTTTGGTTATTGCTTAATTCTGTAGTTAAGTTATTAACTTCTGCCTGAGCTAGATTCAATTCCTTCTGATACTTATTTATTGTTATCTTATTTTTCTCATATTGTGATTCTGCTTTAGCTAATTCTGTTGATAAATTATTAACTACTTTTTCTTGAGCTTTTATCTCTTCTGAAGTTGAGGAAGTATTATTTTTTAATTCTTCTAGCTTTTTGTTTTCTTTCTCCAGGTTTAACATCATATCCATCATTGCTACTGCATTTTTGTCTTGTTGTTTATTAAAGTCTTCTAATGCAGATTTATATGTAGATATCTTTTTGTTACCTTCTTCTATTTCTTTGTTTAGAATATTATTTCGAGAAGTTATGGCTTGAACTGATTTATCATTCTTATCAAATTGACTTGATACGACTTTCATTTCACTAGCCATAACTGTCAGATTACTTGTAATTGTCTTTAGAGCTTTAGTGTATTCACTTTCTCCTGTTAATTTAACAGTACCTCCAAATGATCCAGCCATATACATCCCTCCTTCTTATAACCATTCCTCATCCTCAATTGCCATTTCTTCTAATTTTTCATAACTAATTTTTCTTAGTTTGAAATCATAAAATCTTTGGTAATGATAATAGAGATTTCTAAATTTTCTATATGTAAGTCTTCCAACTTCTTTTTGGGATAGACCTAGAAGATTTATTCCTGTAAATAAAATCCACGAGAAATCAATCGGTTCATCTTCCTCGTGGACTATATGTTTTTTGGGTGATCATCTTTAACACTCTCTGTAATTGCCTTATTTAGCTTCTTAGCTGTTTCTTGCACTCCAACTCGTGTTATTAGCCTACCCACTTGCTTTTGTGTCAACAACGGCTTATTTATGCCCTTTTCATCGTTATCTATTTCAATGGCTTCATTAATCATTTCTGTAAAGCCAAATATTAGGGCTTTAGCATTTGGTTCTTTGCCATTTTTATTATCAGTCAGTTTTCCCCACTTTTGCACTGTGCCATATTGTTTTTGAATGGCTTCCATTACATGCAGGTTAAATACTAATGCATATTTTTCATTATCTATTTCAAATTCA